TATCGCAGAGGCACCGAAGAAGGGCGTACCGAAGAAGGAAGCACCGAAGACGTTCCAGGCAAAAGCATGGACACCGGGAGAGTTTTAAGGAGGTATCTAAATGATTAAAGTTTCAAAGGGGAGAATCCCCAAAGCAAAGAAGGTCGTGCTTTACGGCCCGGAAGGAATCGGCAAGAGCACATTTGCCGCACAGTTCCCGGATCCGGTATTCCTCGACACCGAAGGAAGTACAGCATCCATGGATGTAGCGAGAATTGAACCGCTCTCATGGATGGAGCTGCTGAGTGACATCAGGGAGATTATCAACGGCAATATTGATGTGCCTTGCAAGACTATCGTCATTGATACGGCCGACTGGGCTGAAAAGATGTGCGCTGACCATGTCTGTGCTCAGAATCATTGGGACAGCATTTCATCACCCGGTTACGGTACTGGCTACCGCGTAGCATGGGAAGAGTTCGGCAAGCTCCTGAATCTGCTCTCTGAGGCTGCGGATAAGGGATTCAATATCGTCATCACAGCACACGCCATGATGCGGAAGTTCGAACAGCCGGACGAGGCAGGAAGCTATGACAGGTGGGAAATGAAGCTCCAGAACAGTCCGAAGTCCAACATCTGCGCGACCGTCAAGGAATGGGGGGACATGGTCCTCTTCGCCAATTACAAGACGATCGTGACGGACAAGGACAAGCAGGGAAAGGGCAAAGGCAAAGGCGGCCGGCGCGTCATGTATACGGAACATCATCCGTGTTGGGATGCAAAGAACCGCTACGGCCTTCCATCTGAGATGGATTTTTCCTATGAAGGCATCCGGGGAATCATCGAAGAGGGGATGTTCGCCATGAACAAGCCTACTGCTTCGGAAGCACCCGCACCCGCACCGAAGGTCGAAGTCGCAAAGAAGACGCACTATTTCGTGACAGGCGACAAGTTCTGGAAGGTGGAGAAGGGCGAGCCGATCCCGACGGAAGATGCTCTTCGGGACGCAAAAGAGATCACGAAGCGCGAGTATGATGCAAAGTCTGTTCTCGGCGGCAAGCCGAAGGAAGACGCAAGCCCGAAGCAGACCGCATTCGCCGAGAAGAAGGTAGCAGAGCACAAGGCGAAGCAGGCCGCGGCGAAAGCAGAACCGAAGGAAGAAGCACGGGAGCTTGAGATTGATCCCGCAATCCCCGAAAAGGTCGCAAGACTCATGAGGCAGTATGACACGGACGAGTGGGACATTCAGAACGTCGTGTCGACGAAGGGCTACTTCCCGCCCGACCAGCCCGTCAGCACGTATCCGGATGATTTCGTGGACGGATGGCTCATCCCGTACTTTGACAAGGTCGCGGCCATGGCGAAAGAAGCAAGAAACAAAGCAGAAATACCATTCAACTAAGTAAGGAGGACTTGAAATGGCAGACAACAAATACACTCATGATGAAGAATTCATGACATGGGAAGACGCGTTTGAGGCAGACGCTACAGCCCCGGAATGGAAGACCCTTCCTGCGGGAACGTATCCCTTTGTGATTGAAGACGTGGAGCGCACGTATGTATCTGATCAGAAGAAGAATGACGGAAGCGTCAGCAAGTATGCAGGCTGCCCGATGGCGAATGTAACCTTCCGCATCACCGGAAAAGCAGATGACGGTGAAGAGATCGAAGTCACCCGTCATGAGAACTTCATCCTGCACCAGAAGTTCAAATGGAAGATTTCACAGCTTTTCATTTCTGTCGGGCTCGCAAAGCAGGGAGAACAGCTGCGCATGAACTGGCCCGCACTGATCACAAGAGGCGGACAGTGCGAAGTCAGCGTGAACGAGTACACGAAGAGAGACGGATCCAAGGGACAGAGCAACCAGATCGACCGCTTCTGCGATCCTTCGGCGACTGCTCCGGCATGGAAGAGGGGATTTTAAATGGCAAAGATGGAGCTGAGACCCTATCAGAAAGAAGCCGTAAACGCCATTGAAGATGAATGGGGAAAAGGCGTCAAGAGAACGCTCATCGTGCTCCCGACAGGAACAGGCAAAACAATCTGTTTTGCAAAGGTAACGGAAGACCGTGTGAGGATGGGCGACAGGGTGCTTATCCTCGCTCATCGGGGAGAGCTGCTCGACCAGGCAAGAGACAAGATAGCCAAATCAACGGGACTCGGATGCTCCGTAGAGAAGGCTGAGGAATCCTGCCTCGACAGTTTCTATCGGATAACGGTCGGAAGCGTGCAGACACTCATGAGGCAGTCAAGGCTTGACAGATTCAAGCCGGATTACTTCAACACCATCATCATCGACGAGGCACACCACGCTCTCTCACCGTCTTACAGGAACGTCATAGACTACTTCGACAGTGCGAAGGTGCTCGGTGTGACGGCAACGCCTGACAGGGGCGATATGAAGAATCTTGGTGAGGTATTTGACAGCTTAGCTTATGAATACCGCATCACACAGGCCATTAAGCAGGGCTATCTCTGCAAGATAAAGGCGCTCACCATTCCACTGAAGCTGGACATCTCGAAGGTCGGTATTTCCGCCGGCGATTACAAGGTGGGAGAGATTGGAACGGCACTCGATCCGTACCTTGACCAGATCGCAGACCAGATGGCGGAACATTGCATGAACAGAAAAACGGTGGTATTCCTTCCCCTCATAGCGACATCGCAGAAGTTCAGAGACATTCTGGAAAAGCGCGGATTCAGGGCGGCAGAAGTGAACGGGGATAGCGAAGACAGGGCGGAGATTCTTGCAGATTTCGAGGCAGGGAAATACAACGTCCTCTGCAACTCCATGCTTCTTACGGAAGGATGGGACTGTCCATCGGTTGACTGCATCGTGGTCTTAAGACCGACGAAGGTCAGAGGGCTTTACTGCCAGATGGTGGGGCGTGGGACGAGACTTTCCCCGGGGAAAGATCACCTTCTTCTGCTTGACTTCCTCTGGATGACCGAGAAGCACGAGCTGTGCCGGCCGGCGTCGCTCATCTGCGATTCTGCGGACGTAGCGGAGCAGATGACAAAGATCCTCGAAGAGAACGCCGGGGAAGAGATGGAACTGGAAGAGACCGAAAAGAAGGCAAGCGAGGATGTTGTCGCACAGAGAGAGGAAGCTCTCGCTAAGGAACTTGCAGCCATGCGGACACGTAAACGGAAACTCGTTGACCCGCTTCAGTTCGAAATGTCCATACAGGCCGAGGATTTATCCGGCTATGTCCCGTCCTTCGGTTGGGAGATGGCACCCGCAAGTGACAAGCAGAAACAGGCACTTGAAAAGTTCGGGATTTTTCCGGAGGAAATCGAGAATGCCGGCAAGGCCGCTAAGATCCTCGACAGGCTGCATGCAAGACGCATGGAAGGGCTGACCACACCGAAGCAGATTCGCTTTCTGGAGAACAAAGGATTCAAGCATGTCGGCACATGGCAGTTTGACGAAGCGCGGAGAATGATCGACAGGATAGCCGGTAACGGCTGGCGGATTCCGCAGGGCATCTATCCGGTGGAATACATCCCGCCATCACAGCAGGTAATGTTTAATGGATGATTTGAGAGAAATATTGAGACATCTTGACCCGGGATCCTGTTCATATGAGGAATGGACTGAGGTAGGAATGGCCCTTAAATATGAGGGCTATTCCGCCGAGGACTGGGAAGCGTGGAGCACAAAAGACCGTGCAAGGTACCACGAGGGGGAATGTCTCCGAAAATGGGAGACCTTCCACGGCTCCGCGGAACCTGTCACGGGAGGGACGATCTATCAGCTCGCAGTAGACCACGGATGGGACCCGACAAGAGAGATCCAGAGCGGTTTTATGGACTGGGACGCGGAGTTCATCGCGGACGGGAAGATCGTAGACCCGGGCTGGGTGGAAGATCGGGAAGTAAAGGAGCCGGACAAGTGGCATCCGGCGAGGGAAGTAAAGCGATACCTCGAAACACTCTTCGAGCCGAACGAGACCATTGGCCTTGTCGTTCAAAGCCGTATGGATGACGAGCGGAATAAATATATCCCCAGAAATGCGGGAATGTCCTTTACGGTCAGCGAAATCCTGGAACGTCTTGACACCTGCGGTGATGACATAGGAGCTGCGATCGGCGATTACAACAAGGAGGCAGGGGCGTGGGTGCGCTTCAATCCTCTCGATGGTAAGGGCGGAAAAAACGAGAACGTGACCGAATTCCGCTACGCTCTCGTTGAATCTGACACACTCGCCATTGAGAAGCAGAACGCGCTGATCCGGGAGCTTGAGCTTCCTGTTGCGGTCCTTGTGCATTCAGGCGGAAAGAGCCTGCACGCCATTGTTCGGATCGATGCGACAAATTACGCGGAATACAAAACACGAGTCAACTTCCTGTACAAGATATGCCAGAAGAATGGCATGAGCATCGACGAACAGAACAAGAATCCGTCGAGGCTCTCCCGGCTGCCGGGATGTATCCGGGGAAAACAGAAGCAGTATATCGTAGACACGAATATCGGTAAGCGGTCGTGGGATGAATGGAAAGAGTACATCGAATCCGTGAACGATGACCTGCCGGATTTCGAGAACATTTATGACATCATCGACGACCTTCCGCCGAAAGCGCCGGAGCTTGTTGAGGGCGTGCTTAGGGAAGGACACAAGATGCTGATCGTCGGCGGGTCCAAGACGGGCAAGTCTTTTCTGCTTATAGAGTTCTGTCTGGCAGTTGCGTCAGGCAGGACGTGGATCGGCTGGAAATGCGTTCAGGGGCGCGTCCTGTACGTCAATCTTGAGTTAGACAGGAATAGTTGTCTGCACCGATTCAAGGACGTATGTGAGGCGACAGGAACGCCGAGAGAGGCTTTCAGGCACCTTGACATATGGAACTTAAGAGGACGGACAGAGAGCATCGACAAGCTTGTTCCGAAGCTCGTGAGGCGTGCAAAAAAGCACAGTTACAAGGTCATCGTAATAGACCCGATCTATAAGGTGCTGACAGGTGACGAGAATTCCGCAGAGCAGATGGCGAAGTTCTGCAATCAGTTCGACCGTATCGCAACGGAGACAGGAGCAGCTGTCGTATACGTCCACCATCATAGTAAAGGAGCTCAGGGCGGCAAGAAATCAATGGACAGGGCATCCGGATCCGGCGTCTTCGGACGTGATCCCGACGCACTCCTTGACCTGATCGAGCTTCCGCTGACGGAAGATGCAAAGCGTCAGACCGTAAGAAATGCGGCTCTGGAAGCCGGAAGCGAATGGCTGAAGGCAAATCACAAAGACATATGGGCAGAGCTCCCGCAAGCTCACGACTTCAACATGCCGGAAGACTACTACAACACAGTAAAAGACAGGACGGGCATCACGGAATGGCTTGGCGATCTCCTCGGCGTCATGCACGTAGCAGAAGCGGAAGCGGACACTTATTCCGGTCTTCGGGTAGACGGTACGCTTCGAGAATTCAAACGGTTCAAGCCGGTAGATATCTGGTTCAAGTATCCGATTCACGAGGTAGACACGACCGGGATGTTGCAGGATATCAAGCCGGACGAAGACGGAAGATCGAGAAGCAAACGCAATCTTGCGAAGTCCGGAAAGCGGGCGAAGACAAAGGAAGAACGGGACGATGAGATGCGATCCGAGTTCGA